CCCACCAAAGCTGGATAAAGGCGCGCCAGCTGCCGCCCTCGCTATCTGATGCCTCCATCACCTCATCCAGGTTGCCCAGAAAGCCAGGCACGCCCGCCACGTGAAGAATGCCGCCCAGGGTCTGGCTCCATGTCTCGAAGCTGCCCAGGCTGCGTGCGGCGGGCGGCCTGCCGGCGCTGGCCCAGGCTTGGCAGAGGGTCAGGCAAGCCGCCACAAGCCGTGCGCGATTGGCGCGCACCCAGATCATCAGGTCGGGGTGCCGAAAGCCCTCACGCCGCCAGGGCTGGTCGCTACGCGCGTCCAGACGGATGCGCACTAAGCGCCGGGCGATTTCATGTGAGACAGCCGGGTTATTGCCGGTAGCGACCCAGGTGCAGCGCACGGGCAGCCGAATGATGTCGGAGACACCAAGGATACGGTCCTCCCAGGCTGGTGCGGTCAAAGCGGCGGCCAAGGCTGCGCTATCAAGTTCCTGGCGCAGGTTATCGATCAGCAGCAATACCGGCAGTTGCCGGAGTTTGGCGGTGAGGCGCTTGCGCCATTCATCATCATCGCGCCCCTCGGTCATGACGGAGGCGCTGGAGCCGGTCAGCACCGTCGCAATGGCATCGACCATCAGCGTGGCACCGGTGCCGGGCGTTGGCTTTTCGATCATATGCAGTGGCGTCGGCCCTTCGATCATGGGGCGCACAAAGCCAAGCAGCAGCAGGCAGAGCGCATGCGCGCGTTCCGCCTCTCCGGTGAAGGGAAAATCGCCAAGCAATTCATCCAGCAACAGGCTGCGCGCTGCGGCGATTTCCTCGGCAGATGGTTTGACCGGGATGGGTGGCAGCGAAAACCCTTGCGGCGGGTGGTAGAGCAGCCGCGCATCCGGATGATAGCCGGGCTCGGTCAGCAAGGAGCCGTTGCGGCCGAATACCGGTGCGGTGACGATACCAGCAAGAATGGGCAAGGCGGGATCGGGCGTTGCCAGCAGCGATTTGATCACGTTGGACGGCGGCGGTGTCGCGGTTGTTTGTTCCTTGCCAGTAGGTCTCCGCCAGTCAGCAAGATTGGCCAGCATGTGGCGCATGCGTTCGATGTCGATTGTCGCGGCAGCAGGGCGTCCTTCATCATCGGGCACAACCCAGGTCGGTTGACCGCCAAGGCGGAAAATCCAAGGTGACCGGTTGGAGGCAATGAGCAGCGACCAGGCGCGACGCGTTGCATGGCGCAGATTGCCTTCAATGGAACTCAAGCTCGGCAGAGGGTGTGAAGGCTCAACAAAGCCGATCGGCAAATGCCGACCTGTCTCTGGTGCTTGAGTCGTGCCTTGCGCGTTGGCGTTGTCCTGACCGCTGATCGCATCCTCGATCAGCTTGAGGATCGCGGGGCCACCTTCACGCAGCAGCATGTCGTTGAAATCCGTGCCGGGCGTTGTCGGCATGGCAATGCGCACCTCGCGCCCCTCAAGCTGCAGCTTGGCGGCGGTGGCTTCCGCGGCACGCAGCCCAGCGCCGGAGGGATCGTGATCGGCGAGGATGACAATGCGCCTTGCCTCGGGCGGCAGCTGCGCCTGTTCCATGCCGCTGGTGGAAAGTGCTGCCCAGACTGGCAAGGTCGGGCAGGCGCGCATGACGGCAAGGCCGGTTTCGATACCTTCGCAAAGGCCGAGCAAACCTTGCGCGGTGATCCCGCCAAGCCGCACCGTGCCGCCGGCGGTTTTGCCGATCATCATGCGCGGCTTTGCGATGGCCGCCTTGCTGACCTTGTCTGGCTGTTCCGCAAGGTAGGTCCGATGCAGCGCTGTCACCTCGCCGGCGATATTGCGAATGAGCCCGATCATGGCCGGATAGCCGGTGCGGGTTTCGTAATGCGTCAGGTCGGGGTGAAACAGCAGATCCGCATCGGGCGGGATTATCAGGCCGCGACCTTCAAGGTAGCGTTGCGCTGCGGTGCCCTGGATGGGTGCGGCATTGTCGCGAATAAAGGCAATGTCCAGCGATGCATCGCGTTCCGGCTTTGGCGCTGCTGGCGGTTCCTGCCGCTTGGGGCCTTCGCCCTGCCAGCCGGTGATGCCAGCCGCATGGGCGAATAGCGCACGATCGGCAAGGCCGGTCCCTTGCGCCAAGGTGGCAAGCGGCCCGCCGCCCTGGCCACCGTCAAATTCATGCCAATCGCCGGCATGATCACCGCGCAGCATGATAACGCAGGAGCCTGATTTGCGCGGCGGCGCACCTTGGATATTGGCCAGCCGCCATTCATCACCCTGGCGGCGGCCCTTTGGAAACAGCGCCGGCACCCAGCGCTCAGCGCTGCCGCGCAAGCGGCGCACGATCTCATCGAGATCGTAGCGGATGGGCGCCGGATCGATCTGGTTCAGGTCAATCAAGGATCACCAGCCCACGCTCAGCGCGTGTGATCGCGGTGTAGAGCCAGCGCTTGCGGTCCTCCTCGGTGCGCGACAGGCGGTCATCATAGACAACCACATTGGGCCAGGAGCTTCCTTGAGCCTTATGGCAGGTGATCGCGTAACCCCAGGAGGTTTCGATCATGCCGCGCATATCGCGCCAGTCGCGCCTTTCGCGTTCCGGGTCGCGCTGGATGTGCTCGTCGTAATGGCCCTTGTAAACGCGGTGCCGCCCGGAGATTTCGTCGCCATCCTCGGTGGTGACGCTGGCGCGAAAGCTGAGCGGCCCGTCATCCTCGATGTCGGTGAGGGTCACGAACATGCCATTGATCAGGCCAAGATCGTGGCGGTTCTTGAGACAGATGATCTTTTCGTCGCACCCTTGCGGATAAGCGAAAGGAAAGCCCGCCGCCGCCTTCATTTGGCTATTGAGCCAGAGCCTTGTGTTATTGCGCCCGCAAATTACCTGCCCGCCGCGCAGCATTTGCTCGGGGCCAACCGCACGACGCGGCATTTTCCAGACATGCGCATCATGCGCACCAGGGGGAATCTCAATGCCCTGCCGCGCCATTGTGGCCAGGCGGATGATGGCACTTTCCTCTGCCTGGCGGTGGATTTCCGTCAGCATGATATCGGGCGTTGCCATGGTGAAAGCGCCGGTGCCCTTGATCGGCGGCAATTGACCGGGATCGCCCAGCACCAGGATCGGCTTGCCAAAGGCCAACAAGTCGGCGGCCATTTCCTCACCGACCATGGAAACCTCGTCCAGCACCAGCAGTGACGCATCGCGCAGCCGCGATTGCTCATTCAGCAGAAAGGTTGGGCGATGGATATCAGCCAGGCGGAGTTCCAGCCTGCGCATTTGGATTTCGGCAAAGGCACGCTCGGCATATCCCATGCGGCCCAGGCAGCGTTGCAGGTCAAACAGCTCCTTCTCAACACGGGCGATTTCCTCCGGTGTCGCGTCCGAGACGCGATAGATCAGGGAATGGATGGTGGAGGCCGGTGTGCCCTTGCGGGTCATCACCAGCGCGGCCTTGCCGGTGAAGGCGGCATAGAGCACCGCGCTGCACAGGCTTTGGTTCGGCTGTTCCTCCAGACCAAGCGCATCAATGGCGGAACGGGTGGTGGTGGTCTTGCCGGATCCGGCATAGCCGAACAGGCGAAACACCTGCTGGTGCGCGCTGCGATTGTGATACCAATCCACAATCGCCCTGATGGCGGCTTCTTGTTGCGGTGAGGGTGTAAAGCTCATGCGTGTCTCTCCCAACAGCGGGCCGCGTAGGGGCAGACGCGGCAGAGGTAGAAATCGGCTTGTGCGGCGATGCGGGGCGGCAATTCGCGGGCCTCGGCGGCGCGCAGCACATCAACCGCGCGATCGGACAGGCGCTGTGCCTCGGCAGCGTCAAAGGGCACTGCCTCATGATGCAGTGCCAAGCTGTCGCGGTTCACGGCGGTGAGGAGTGCCACCTCCAATTCGAAATAGGCCATGTAAAGCTGTACCTGCGCGAAATAGATCGGCTTTGATTGGCGCAGCCCGTGCTTGACCAGATCGGTCCAGGATTTCTGGCCAAGCGCTTTTGATTCCCAGAGTGCGGGCCAGCGAATGCCGATATCGGGCCCGGCGACGATCACACCATCGGCATGGCCACGCAGCTTGCCGCCGGCGGCGGTAAAGCCGAATTGCGTGCCCTCGGCATTGCGGTCGCGGAGGTCAAAGCCCGCCTGACGCAGCCAGCGAATGGCGAGCGCTTCTATCTGATGCCCGGCATCAAAGATGCGGAGAATGCCCGCGGGGAAATCCCGCCCGGTATCCTTGGGTGTATGCGTCACCTCATAGACAAGCTTGCGCGCGCATTCCTCGCCAATGCGGCTGCCGCCCAGATAATCGCGTGGTGCCTGACGCTGGTTGCGCGCGGTGATGGCCGCATCGATATGGGCATTGACGCGCGCGGTGGTATCGGCGCGGCCATCGGCGGCAATGCCATAGATCAGGCCTGAGTGGTGGTTCAGATCAAGCAGCATGCGTGCCTCCAAAAGGAATAGGATCGTCGAATGGATCGCGCTCAGCGACTTGCCGTTGCATGGCTTCCTGAAAGCCATCCACGCAGGCTTCGATGATGCGATCGATCTCCGCCGCGCTGCGGTCGTGAAAGGCGGCAAGCAGGCCAAGTTCTTGCAGCACCTCTGCCAATGGTCGGCGCGCGGCCTTGATGGCGGCTTCTTCCAAGGGGGTCTTGTCGATCATGCCGCCCATCCGCCGCGCGAGCGCGCTGCCCGCTTTTGAACAGGGCATGCTGCAAAAGCGGTAATGCGGAAATTCTCCAATGCGCAGTTGGTGGATGTAGCCAAAACCCCGTGCCTCTCTTGCGCAGAGCGCGCAGGTAAGGCGCAGCACCTGATCCTCGGGCGTGCAGCCCGGCAGTGCTGTTGGGGGCTTGGCCGCGACGCGCGGGGCTGCGCGGCGCGACCAGCGGCGGGGTGGCATGCGCGCATTACCCGTTCAGCCAGGCTGGGCCACCATTGGCAAAGGCCGGGCTTGCGGCGGGCGGTGGCGCCGGTTGCGCGGTGGGCGCGGGTTGTGCAGGGGCTGACCAGGCAGGCGTTTGTTCGGGCGCGGCTGCGGCAACGGGCGCGGGTTGTGTACCCCATGCCGGTGCCGCACTGGCAGGCGCATTGGCTGCCGCACGCGGCGGGCGTGGCGTTGGCGCTGCTGGCACGCTCTCACCGGCCATGACCTTGGCGTATTCCGGATCGCTCACCAGCAGCACGCGATCGATCTTGTTGGTCTCGGAATAGCGGGCGTCGCTCGCGGGTTCGACACGCAGCTTGGCGCCAAAGGTAATGCCATGCAGGTCGGAAAGCCCGCGCAGCATGCGCTTGCCGCGTGCCGCTTCGCTCATATCCTGCGGATCGAGGCCCAATGCGCTGTCGATCATGGCACGGAACATGCCCTTGGAGATCTTCCAGCCGATCGAGACGCCATTATCGTCCAGCTTGCCGCCCATCACGGTGAAGGTCTGCCAGAATTTGCGCCGCGCCAGCGGGCCATCCGTGATGGTGAATTCGCAATCCAGCATGCGCACATCGCTGCCGGGTGATTTCGCGCCCTTGAGCACGCCGCGATCGGCCTCGCCATCGCCATCCAGGCCGCCACGGCGGATCTGCATGGAGATTTTGACAAAGCTGCCATCTGGCAAGATGTCCGTATTGCGCGGCAATTCCGCATCATTCATGTCAAGCATGGGTGCTTCCTTTCGGCTCAGGCGGTTGCGTTGGGGGTGGCGTTGATCTTGCGGAGCAAGGCGGCGAGATCGGCGGGCTCGGTTTCATCGAGGCGGCCGGAGCGATCCTTCGCCGGCAGGCCGAAGCTATTGCCGGCACGGCAAACCAAGCGCCGCTCGCTGCCGCGTTCGGGGTCATGGCGCCAGGCATCGCCCTCGCGCTGGAACAGACCCATGGAGACGACCTGATCGACGATGCCCGGCAATTCGCGCGCGGCCTTGCCGCCTTCCATTTGCGGCTGCCAGGTGACGCGGCCGAATTCATCGGTGACGCGCTCCAGAATGCCGACCATGATGGTGGTCTTGCCCGGCGCGTGTTGCAGATGCTTCAGCAGCCCGATCACTTCCCGCGCGAGCAAGCCGTAAGCGCCGCGCGTGTCTGGCTTGCCGGTCTTGTCGGAAAACGCCTCGGGCCGCGTCTTGGCCCAGGCCATGGCTTGGCGCGTCAGATCGGTGATGCTGTCCAGAAAGACAATGGACTTGCCGGCGATCAGCCGCACCAGATCGGGATGCGCGGTGGCGAGGTGCTGGTAATGCGCCTCAGAGAAAAAACCATTCGGATCGGCGGCCGGGTTCACGCCGCCAATCAGGCAGGCAATGGCAATCGCATCGTCAAAGCGGCGAATGGGGATGCTGTCGCCCCGCCAATCCTGGACGGATTTCAGGCCGGCTTCGAGGTCGATGCAGATCGTCTCGGCAGCAGGCAGGGTTTTGAGCTGGGACGTCTTGCCAACACCGCTTGGGCCAAACAGCGCCAGTGTGGTTTTATTGGCCGCGCGCGAAAGGCGTTCATCGGCCGTGACAATACGCAATGCCATCAGTTTGACCCTTCGCTGCTGGTGTGGGTGCCGGCCAATGCTCTGCCATCACGCTGCGCGGTTTCGCTGAGCAGGGTCAGGCGATAGGTCGGGCGGCCGGTTTGGACGGTGCGTGCCGGTTCGAAGGCTTTGCGGATGCGCTCGGGCCAGGCGGTATAGGCGCGCTCGGGAACCTTGAAGGCGATCTCGAGATAGTCGAGCGGGTTCTCGCCCCCAGCGCGGATTTCCTCGGCCAGCCGCGCAAGCCGCGCCTGGTCCCATTCCACCTTCTTCGACAACTCGGCGGTGATTTCCACCGAGCCATCTTGAAAGCGCACCGTGCCGGTATCCTTGCCGGCCATGCCGCGCGCTGCGATGGCGCGCTGCTGATAGCGAAGGGCAATCGCGCTCTCGATCCAGGCCTGCATGCGTTTCGCAGCGTCAGCCGCCTCGCGGGCATCTGATTGAAGCAGCGCGAGATGTTCCGCCGGCAGGGCGACGATATCGCCCATTTGCATGTGGCGAAGGGCTTCGAGCGTTGGGCGGTTGGGGAGCGCGTGCATCAGGCGATCCCCCGCTGCAGCTTTTGCAGCAGCGCGGCGGAGGCCATGCCGCGGCTATTCGTGCTACGCGGCCGCACCACCAGAATATAGGCGAAGCATTCCGCACCCATGCGCCGTTGCAGCAGGTGGCAAAGCCCGGCCTCGGCCATGGCAAAGGCGCGACGCGCGACCAGTTCCAATTCGTCACGGCGTTCGGGCGGCAGTTCGGTAGCAAGCTTGTCCCGATCACGCGCCAGCAGGCCGATATGATAGGTGATGGCATCACCCGCTGTCGCATCGGCAAAGCGATCGCAGAGGGTGTTTTCGTTCAAGACAAGATCAAGCATCGCTGCCAAATCAGCCGCGTCAGCGAGCGACGCTTGATCTGGATTTTGCGGGAGCATCATGTGGTCCTCCGTGATGATGTGGGTCTCACTGAGTAATTACGTATTTGCGCGCGAAAAATTCTCACGACCTCAAAGACACAGTCGCAGAGCGGTGTGTGGTGCGCGTTGCGCATGGCGATGCACCCATGATGCGTAGCCAGCAGCGCAGCTCCTGCAGCTCGCGATAGAAGGTGGCGGTGGAGACATTGCTCGCCGCGCGCGTTGCCGCGATGTCGCGATGCGTAAAGATGCTGCGCAGTAATGCGCGCTGCGCATCGGGCATCTCATCCGCCGCATGTGTCATGGCGAGATGGGCATCCAGATCATGCGCCGGCGCGGCAAGGCTGCGCAGGATCCCGGTGGCCTCCTTGCTGTCCAATGAGATGCAATGCGGTGCGCCTGGGCGGCGCGCCTGATCGGCAATGGCGCGCCGCGCGATGATGGTGACAAAGCCGCCCCAGGAACCGCGTGCCGGGTCGAAATGGATGCTGGCCTGAAGCAGGGCGAGCAGGATGTCCTGGGTCAGGTCGTCACGATCGGCGGCGGCGATTCGGCGCTTGCGGGCAGCCTTGGCAGCCAGAATGCGGGCCAGTTTCAGGGCGTCTTGAAGCTGACTTTTCTCCCATTTTTGAGGCAGTTCGGGGTTGATCTTCTGTTGCCTGTTCATATTGCGACCTCTTGGGCTTGGCTGATTTCGATGGGCCAAGGCGAGCGGAGCGGTCGGGGGTGCGCCTAGTGCAAAGGGGTGCAAGGGGGTGCAAAAGGGGTGCGTCGAAGCGCGATTTTGAGCGATGCACCCCCATATGGATCAATGGCTTAAAGGCCAAAAACAGGGGGTGCAGGGGGTCAGACCCGCGCGCGCCTTGCACCCCCTCTTGCACCCCCTCACTGCACCCCTGGCGCCGGTCAGATTAGGGCTGGACTCTTGGGTGGGAGAGAACATAAAGTGAACATACAGTTTCCTATCCCAGAATAAGCCAGGGACCTTGTTCCTATGCCGCTTGTGATTGCCTATGCCAGAGAAACTGCCTTCAGCCCGAAGTCGGAACGGGCCGCGCCCGAGATCCGCGCCGTTGCGCAATCGGCGCGTGCGCTTCTTCGTGCCAGATTCGTTGACTCATGTGCTGCCCTGGAGGTAACGAATGATGTCTTCGAATTTCGGCGATTCCAGCACGCCGAAAGAGAGCCCCACGCATGGCAACGGCTGGTTAACCGCTGCCCGGGGGACGACAGTGTCTCAAAATTTAGATAATCAAAGCTGGGCCCGTTTGCGCGGCACGCCGAAAAACAAGGTTTTCTATCAAATCCACGAGGCGAAGGAACGGCTGGGGCTTTCCATGTTGGACATGGCTGTCCTGGTTGCTGAGAGAAAGCTGCTGCTTTCCGCGGCCCTTGGTGGGATTTTGGTGGAAGACGGGATTCTTCAGGAACAGCTTGATTTTGGCTGCACGTATTTGCCGCTATCTCAAAATTTCGTTCACGGCCTCGTCGATCTGCGACCTGAGGATGGTTGGGAAGTCCTGCGCGCTGGTTCGCACACGATCAATTTGCTTACGGCAGAAGAAGGCCATTATCGACGGCTCATCAACAGCAAATCTCAAGCCTCAGGGCGTCTTGTTACGCGTGAAGATGTCGGGCTGCGGCATGAGGAATTGATGCGCTACGTCGTACTGGAGCAATCGCTTGAGGATACGGCACCTGTTGGGCGTCAGGAAAAGCGCCGCGCGCCGACCGCCTATGATTGGGAAGAAGCGCAGCTTGAGGCGTTTCGGCTGGTCTATTTTGACGGTGTGCCGCCATCTTTCGGGGCGCTCATTCGCCACATTCAGGCATGGTACATCGCCAAGGGCGGCCGCGTGCCGGATGAAAGCACCCTGAAGCGGCGCCTCAGGAAATTCTGGACCATCTTTGGGCCGGAGGCACAGGACAAGGCGGCCTGAGCCCCACCGCGCGAGGCCGTGAGAAAAACCCGGCCCGATTTACGTAATTACATGGCAGGAAACCCACGCGGAGCCGCGATGCCCCTGCCACATACGAACTCCCACCTTCCGCCGCACCTCCGCGAGGTCTGCGACATCCTCGCCCGCGGCCTGCTGCGGCTCCGCAGCCGCGCTGCCGCGCGAGAAGCGCCAGCCCCGGTCGATAGCAGAGACATTCGCCTACACTTCCAGGCCCCCCAGCGCCGTTATGCGAACCCCAAGAGAAAGGGAGCCGCATGAAACGAACCGCACCAGCCGAGCCAAGCCCACCGCCGATCATCATCCCGGCCATTCCTAAGCAGGACGTGCCAGCCCGGCTTGCCGCGCTGCCAGGCGCCGATATCCGCGATCTGAAGCAGCAGTGGCGCAGCCTCTTTGGCACCGAACCGCCACCCTATAACCGGCGCTTTCTGGAAAGCCGCCTGGCCTATCGCATTCAGGAACTGGCCTATGGCGGCTTGAAGCCCGAGACCATCGCCCGACTGGAAGCGCTGGGCGAGCAGATTGATGGCGGCAACATCACGCTCCGCCGGATCCGCCAGGATCAACGCCCGATCGTCGGCACGCGTCTGATCCGCGAATATCAGGGCACCGAGCATGCCGTGACTGTTACGCGCGATGGTTACGAATATCAGGGGCGCCCCTTTCAATCGCTCTCCGCTATTGCGCGCACCATCACCGGCACGCGCTGGAATGGCTGGGTATTCTTTGGCTTGCGAAAGGCCACTGCATGACCCGCCGCGATGCCGCAAGCCCCGCGCCCATCCGCAAGCGCCGCTGCGCGGTCTATACGCGCAAATCCACCGATGAAGGCTTGGAGAAGGAATTCAATTCCCTCGATGCGCAGCGTGAATCCTGCGAGGCCTATATCGCCAGCCAACGATCCGAAGGCTGGGTGCTGGTGCATGATCGCTATGATGATGGCGGCGTTTCCGGCGGCACACTGGAACGCCCGGCGCTGAAACGGCTGTTGGCCGATATCGAAGCCG